GTGGTGCCGCCGTTCTTTGTGTAGATCACAAACTGCTCATACAGTCGCTTGAGGTAGTCGAGGATCGACTGCAGCAGGGTCGTGTCATACTGATTGCCGGCATTCATCATATTCTGCAGCTTGCTCAACGGAGAGACGACCTCGGGGTCACCGCTGCCGGCGCCGGCATTATCGCCGACAAGAGCAAGTGTGGGCGCGGTTACGATACCGCCCTTTGCGAGCTTAGGGATCAGCGGCGGCTCTGAGGGCATTCTGAACTCCCAGTTCTGACCGAACAGCTTTCCGATCGCGCCGGCAACGCCGCCGATCGCGTCAACGATGCCGCGAACGACATTATAGATTCCCGTCCAGAGCAGATTGACGCCGTCGATGATCAGATTCACGACGCCTTTGAGGATCGACCAGATCGCATTCCAGATTCCTTGGAACGAATTTTTGATTCCCGACCAGGCTTTTTCCCAATTTCCGGTAAAAACGCCTGTGATAAAATCGATCAGGCCGCTGAACATGTCGATGATTCCGCTGATCACGCCGCCGATGATGCTGAAAACAGTGCTGAACACGGCGCCGATCGCTTTCAAGGTTGACGAAATCATGGGGGCGACATACTGAATGATCCAATTCACAACGGGAGATAGATAGTTATTCCATCCCGTAGCAATCAGATTCCAGACCTTTCCGATATAACTGATGATCTTTTGAAAAATCGGGGAAAGGCAGTTGTTCCACGCGTCGGTAAAAATACCCTTGATATAGTTCCAGACAGGCATGACCCATTCATTCCACAGGTTCATTAAAGTGGTGCCGACGTTGATGATCGCGTCGCAGATCTGACGAAAGACGCCTTCGCCCTCACCGTTCCACCAGCCCGAGAGCGTCGAGCCGATATCGCCGAACATCTGACCGAAGAAGTCCATCACATCGGCGGCGATCGTTTGGAGATTGTCAAAGAACAAACCGATCGTCTCAGCGGCTTTTTCCAGCCAGTCGGCGAGCGATTCACTCGCTGCGGCAAACGCGCCTGAGATGATCGTACCGACCCCGCCGTAAAAATCGGTGAAGCCGGAAAGAAGCTTGGCGATAGATTCTTCCATTCTCAGCCGCATACGGTCGATGCTGGATCCAACAATATTGCCCAGATTATCAAAGAACCGTCCGACCCCGTTGAATCTTCGGGTGAAATTATTACCGATCGTATTGATGTAACCGATGATCTTGCCTTTATCGCGTTTCAGCCATTTGTCAACGCCGCCGGTGATCGTCTGAAACGACTTACCGGTGATCTGAACAAAGGCGCCGACCGCCGAGCCTAACGCGCCGAAGGCGGCCTGTCCGATCTTTTGCGTCTGGTCGAACGCCGCTTTTGCGATCGGCTTTAGGTTATTAAAAATACTCTTACAGTTGTTGCCAATCGCAGACCAATTCACCTTGTTGATGCCTGTCTGCACCTTATCGACAAAGCTTTTGAAGCCGGATTTCTCATAGAAATCCTTGAAGGCGTTCTGAAACTTATTTGTAATACCATCGGCGGAGGTATTTGCCTGCGCTGTCAGCGCGTTAACGGCGGAAGCGTTCGATCCGCCTGAGGAAGCACCGGAGCTGTCATCAGATCCGCTCGAGGATCCCGAGATCACATTGAGCTTATCAAAGGAAGCGACGCCGCGCTTTGCTTCCTCATTCGTGCTCTTGACCTCGTCGGTCAGCTCCTCCTGGTTATCGGTCGCGGTAGCGATCGCATCGGAGGTACCCTGTACCGCCGAGGTTGTATCTTCGGCGGTTTTCCATCCGAACGCGTTTCCCAGTGCGTTCGCAGCGGTTCTCGCCGCGTTTGTCAGCGCGGTCAATCCGGCGGTGATCTTCTGAATCACAATGACAGCAGCGCTCAAAATCGGCTTTCCGATCACAGCGGTAAACTGTCTCCACGATTCTTTCAAATTGCCCATGACGTTCTCAAGACCGTCCGACTCGCGAGCCGCCTGTCCGAGCGCTCCGGAGGCGGCGTTGGCGTCCTTGACCATCTGCAGTAGCGTCAGCTGCTTCTGCGATTCAGATAAATCTTTGAACGACTTGCCATACAGCTTGTTCGCCGCTGTATTTCGTGTGGTCTCGGTGCAGGAAAGACCGAGGGCGGCGTCGTTAGCATAGTTGCCCTTGAGGAAGGCTTTCAGGCTCTCGGCGGTATCTTCGAGAGAACGGTCATAATACGCGGCGCTGTCGGCGGTGACCTGCAGCGCCTCCTGCATCATTTTCAGCGCGTCGGCGGATTGCATGCCTGTCGTTTTCGCAAAGGCGTAGATCGAGGTACCGACGCCCTGTAAACGGCTCTTGACGATACCGCTCTCCTTGGCGACCTTATCCATCGCGGCGGTCGCGCTGTCTGACAGATTGCCGAAGGTCTGCTCAAACTGTGAATTCGCCGCCTGTACTTCGGCGGCAGATTTGACCGTTGCCTTGGTGAAGCTGACAACCGCTTTGACGGAGAACGCCGCCGCGACCGTCTTTCCGATCTTGTTGAACGCGTTCGAGATCTTTGTCCCCACTGCGTTCGCCTCGGTCGGTACCCTGCTGACTTCACGGTTAAAGTCCCGCTTATCCAATTTGAGACCGATATTGATCTCACCTATTTTGCCCAATCTGTCACCTCCTTACAGTGAGGCGAAGAAGCTCTCCATCTGATCCAGGAAGGCTTTGTGGGCTTCTTCGTCTTTGTTGACTTGTGAGTGCTTTGCCCGCCAGTCGTTTCGGATCTTATGCTGTGCGGACGTATAATGCTCGAGAACCTTCGGATCGTTCTCGGAACGGATCTGAACCAATTTCCCGAGCGGAGTATCGGGATCCATACCTGCCAATAAGGAATAGAATTCATCGCAGGTCATTTTCCGAAACTCCTCAGAGTACATTCTGACCCCGTACTGCTTGAGCATAGAGGCGACTATGACGTCATAGTCCTCTATCAGGTCGTAGTAGGGGTCTGAGGTTCCCCCTCGTCATCACCCACGGCAGAGATGACGTTTGCCGCTTCGATGATGAGGATGCTGAAATCCTTCATATTCAAACCAAGCTGTTTGATCTTCTTCTGCTCCTTTTTGGAGAACAGAATATCAAACAGATGATAGATATCCTCTGTCGTGATATCGCTCTTCTTCTGCAAAGTAGGAGTGATCTCCAGAACGTCGGTCGCTTTGTTGTTAACCTCGATCTCCACACCTTTGATGCGGAGCTTGGGTTTTTCTTCGAATTTCAGCTTGTCGGTGATATCAACGACTCTTGCCATAGTTCATTCTCCTTTTGATATAAAAATACGGAGCTGCCGGATGACAGCTCCGTTAATGGTTTGCGGATCTTATGCCGCGGGGGTAAAGACGGGCTTACCGTTGCTCTGCACCTCGAACTCGAGGGGGGCGACGTTGGTTGCGGCAGCGGCATTCAGCGCGCCGACACTGATCACGGCGTTCTTGAACAGCACCGTTGCGCCGCCGGGGAACGTCCACAGGAAGTTCTTCTCCGCCTTGCGGCCGTTCTCAAACGCGATGTTCGCGACCGTATCGTTGCCGTTATCGCCGATATTGCGCTTGCCCTTGACGCTAATCTTGATGGATTTTGAAGTCATCAAGCGCTTGATCCATCCATCCTCGCCGTAGGCATGCCACTCCTCAACGCCGTTGTCGAATGTGACGGAGTATTCCTCCATATCCGCGATCGAATCCGACGGCGTTTCGTTGCCCGCCGCGCCGATCGCAAACTGGTTCTCATAGCACGGAAAAACACCGGTCTTAGGGGTATCATCCATTATTCTCAATCTCCTTTTCTACGTAAAGTTCCATTTCAATGACGAATTCAAAAACACCGAAGTCGTCGGTGCCGACAAACATGGGTTCGGGAACCGTCACATCGATATATTTGATTTTGCGTGTCGCATCACCATCGATATTCGGATAGTGTACCGGGCAGGCGGGGATCTCCTCATCGGGATATTCTTCATCCAGCCGCCTGTCGGTGATCACCGCCTTATCGTCAGTCAAGGGTGCACGCAGGTATTCAAACAGTTTTTGCGCGGCATACTGCGACTGCTCCATATTGTGGCTGTAGTGGATCAGCAGCGATATGCCGACGACATCATAGCTTTCCAGACCGCCGTAAGCGCGGTACGGACGGCCGCCGCGCTTGAGCGGATAGACGCCCAGTGCCTTGTCTGGCTTGTTATCCAGCTTGCCGCAGAAGCCGTGGCGAAACAACTCGTGATACACTGGAGCCCGTTTCAACCATGTCAAAACATCAAACACACTGATCATAAGTTGTTCTCCTTCTTGTATAGTTTCGCAAAGGTCTCTGTCGCAAAATCCTCGTGCTGCCCGCCGGGGAGCCACGGCTCATACCATTCTCCTCTGGCGTTTGCATGAAACTCGCGGTTAAAGTTGTACTCCGGATGGTAGTACAGCCTTCTGCCGTAGGGTGTATCGGTCACGAGATCGACCTGCCCGGAGGCAGCTTTGCTGTCATCCACAAAGGTGCTCTCGTTTTGAAGGTTGCCCGTTTCAAACGGGAACACCTCTGCGTTCTTGACCTCGCTCAGCAGCGCAGCGCCGGTCAACGCCAGCGCCTTCGTTGTGGATGACGTGAGCTTTTCTAAGGCTCCAATGTCGATCTCTACCGTAGAACTGACGTCAAATTCTGCCATCAGATCAACTCCAAACAGGTATAGTTGACGGTACCGTCGGGATTACGTGCCTTGATGCCGCGCAGGACATGACGCCTTGCGCCGAACACCTTGACCTCACCGCCGGAGATCACCGCCATATCGGGCGCGATATCGCCGTTAAAATATGCTTTTGCGCTGATCTCGACCAGCTTCTTCTGCTCGGTCATCACGGTCTTGGCGCCGTCCTGATAGTTACACATCAGATCCGCTTCAAAGTC